GAAGACCTGGATGGCAAGACCATTCGCTCTCGGACCGGCAATGTTGACACCGACATGCTGTCTGCCCTTGAGGGAGCAATGGTGGCGAAGCAGTTAGCCGAGGACCTCAAGGCCGCCCCGCCAACGAAGGCTGCGGAGCCCATGGAGGATCCGAATGCTACTGGCTCAAAGGTTGCTCACCATGGGAGGCACGGTGCGCCCTCGATCTATCGGGAGGCTCCTGGTGGCCGGCGAGGGATGCGCGGAAAGCGGCGCGGAGCAGCGGAGTAGCCATGAAGAACGGCGACAAAGGCGGCTTCCAGATCAGGAAGCGTGGCGGAACCGATGGTGGCGTCAGCTTCCAGCTTCCCAAGGGATGGGATGACGGAAGCGGCAAGATCAAGCACATCAAGGGCGGTCCACACGACGGCAGGGTCTATTTCTCTAGCCGCCATGAGGCCAAAGAGATCGCCAAGCGCCTCCAAGACAAGGAAGAGCGCCACGTTCGGTACGATGACTAATCTGGGGCATTCGTAGAAGCGATCCATTGGACTGGTCTACTTCCAGTCCAGATGGACAAGAAGTCTGCTCAATCGTCCGAGGCGGAGACGAAACTTGTGGCGCTCGGGGCGGCTAAGGCCCCCGAGAAAGATCCCCTTGCCGATGCGAAGCGGGCGTTCGAGGATGCCCTGAAGAAGACCAACGACGGACAAGAAGCCGTTGGCGAAGAGAAGATCGTTGTTGAGGCTGTGGCTCACAAAGAGAAGCCGAAGCCTGAGGCGAAGAAGCCTGAGGCTGTAGACCACTCCAAGGTCGAGCTCGAGAAGCTCCGGCGTGAACTGGCGGAGGTGAAGGAGAAATTGCCTACGCCGCCCAAGCCCGAGCCGGAGGCTTCCGACTTCGACGCGGTTCAAGCTCACCTAGCTGAGCAGTTCGGCGAGGAAGAGAGCGCGATTCTGATCAAGTCCTTCAAGGCCTTGATCGCTCCGCGCGAGAACCGCATTGCCTCGCTGGAGCAGATGATTCACCAGGCCATCGAGAAATCGAACGTCTCAACGGCGAAGGCCAATCGTGCTCGCCTCTCGAAGGAGTACAGCCATCTCGGGGAGAGCGACAAGGCTTGGGAGATGATCGACAGCCAAGCCAAGGCCCTCATGGGGTCTGGAGACTACGACACTCCTGACGCCGCCTTCGATGCGGTTGTTGCTGCTCTTTACGGAGAAGCCAAGGCTAAGGCCGCTGACGACGCTGAAGAGGAAGCAAGCCGCATCGCGGCCAGTACTCCCACGCAACCAGGCTCAGCCAGGCGCGAACGCAAACTAACCAACGATCAGAAGTCTCGTGCGATCTTTGATCACCTCGTAAAAAACCCCGATGACGCGGCTGGCGCAAAGCGCCTTGCTCGTGAACTCAGAGCCTACGAATAGGAATTAGCCATGTCTGGAAGCGCCGTCGTACTCTTCAACAACTTCATGGAGGCTCAGGGGCCTCTCTACGTTACGTCCCCCGCTGACGTAATCAATGACGCCCAGATCCATCGCACCTATTCCACAGGCGCGTTGATGGGCGGCGACCGTGGCATGAAGAAGATGGTGACTGGTGGATCGGAGATCCGCTTCGCCAGCTTCTTCGAAACTGGCCAAGTCACCACACACGTCCAGCCTGGAGAGACGCGCACCTGGCAACAGCCTCAGAAGCTCGTGCATGGCGCTATCAAGATGCGCTACCGCGAGACCCACATGGCCTGGACGCGCCAGGTCATCATGCACAACGAGGGCGCTCGCTTCGGCGATACGAATCGGATGTTCCACCAGTTCGTGGATCACCGCCGCCACCTCGAACAAATGATGTGGACGGACTACTGGGACTTCGACGAAAGCCACGTCTGGTCTAAGCCCAACTTCACCGAGATGGAATCGGCCGCCGGTGGCACACAAGGCCAGTTCTACTCGATTCCCGCCTACGTCAATGAATACACGAATGGCCTATTCAACTCACCAGGCCAGAACCTGACCGGCGGGCCTGCATTTACAACGATTGCTGGCATTGACCCCACGAGCTCTACGCGCGGACAGACCGGCTTCCGGCAAGCGACTGTTGGATACTCGAACGCGATTACGACTCAAAACAGCCTGTACAGCAATTCCACGATTCTTGTTGGTCTGGATAAGGCGTGGAAGAAGGCCCACTTCGAGAAGCCCCCTAAGGCTGGCGAATACTTCACGGACCCTACCTACAACAACCAGCAAATCTTTACGTCGGAAGCTGGCCAGACCGCCTACACGACCGCGCTGCGCGCTTCGCAAGACCTCTTCGTGATTGCCGGCCGTCAAGACCCGGCTTTCACGGATCCGAGTTTCAACTTCATCCCGGTGAAGTACGTCACAGCTCTTCAGACCGCAGCCATCTACCCGGCCGGTACAGCGGCCTCAATCACGAACAACGTCGCAGAGAACGGGACGCTGCCGATCAATGGCGGCGGCCCGCGATTCTACCTGCTGAACTCGAACTTCTTGTATCCGGTCTTCGACGAAGACATGTTCTTCGAGCGCGGCAAGGTGCGCGAGCACTTCAACGATCCGGACACGTTCGTCATGCCGGTCTTCGTGTGGGGCAACCTGCTCTGCACGTCTCGCAAACGCCAAGTTTTGCTGCGGCCTCAGGTCGCGTCGTCCACGACGCTCTACAGCTCCCTCTACAGCTAAACCTTTCAAAGGAAGACAAGAACACAGATGGGTATCTTCTTCGAGAAACCGGTCAAAGGCCCCGATGTGACTGGTGGCGGCATCTGGCCGATCAGGGATAAGGGCCGCATGTGGAATCGTTCTGGACACACCATCTCCAATGGAATGGTTGTCCAGGTTGCGCTCACGCCTGGAGAAGCCGCAGAAGTGGCCACTAACGACGCCAACAGCTACATCCCCGGCGCGTCGAACGACACCGTTTGGAACACTGTCATCGACCCTATTGGTAGCACCACGATTGGATCATCCATCCAGCGTGGCGGCATTTGGGCTGTCTGCATCGACCCAGTGGCCGTGGCCGACAATGCCGTCGGCATGTTCCAGTTTTTTGGAATCTGCGACGCATTCGTAGCCAGGACAAACACGACAGCGACGCCTCCTGGCACTCCCTTGGTGGTATATGCATCGAACGCCGCAGGTCGCATCAACACGTTCGACCCTCAATGCGATACGTCGAACTCCATCATTGCGACGCTCATCGCTACCTCGAATGCGGCCTTGACGACGAAGCGCCTGAAGAAGGTTCTGCTGCACCAGGGGCTCTTTGCTCCCCACCGTTCGCCAGTGGCCCTCTAGTCCACCCTTCTCGCCCCCTCCCCGGCCTCGCCTCCCGCTCCTCCGGGGGCGGGGCCTTTTTCGTAGGACACGCCTGTGGCTCTGATTCTAAAACACGTCCTGGACAACATGCAGGACACGCTGGGCGGTGGGGAGATCCCCGCCAGCCTGGACGCCATCGGCATCCTGAACCAGGCCGGCGAGCACCTGCACTCCATGCATGCTTGGCGCTGGGCTCAGGGACGCTCTGCGCTGCTCTCTACGAGGGGCTCGGTCACAGGGACCGCAGCTACCTGGACCCCAGGAACCCTCACCCTGACGAAGGCCAGCGCATTCACGAACTACACCTTCGTCGCTGGGGACGAGCTCGAGATCACGGGAGGTACGGGCGTCACGGAAGGCTTCTACACGGTTGCCAGCCGGACATCAGCCAATGCCGTCGTTCTCTCGAGCTCGATCGCCTCCACGGCCCCTACAGACGTGGCCTTCACGCTCCAGCCGTTCTCCATCGACCTCCCAGATGACCTCAGGGACATCATCTCGATCGTAGGCACTGGGGCAGCCGACAGGCACATGGTTCTATCGACCCTCGCAGAGGTGCTCCGTGCCAGGGAAGAGGAGACCTCGAACGACTACCACTGGTATGGGGCAGTCTCCTACGTCGGGACGCCGCCTACTCCGATCCTGGAGATCGCCCCAGGGGCTGGTTCCTCGATCACGGGAGCTTTCAGGATGTTCTACCGGGCACGCTGGGCGCGCTTGACGAGCGACTCGGCGAGCGTTGTGGTCCCCGAGTTCTGCGAGGCCCTGTTCCTCCAGATTGCCAGAGCCTTCGCTCGTGGGTATGTCCGTGAGGACAGCGGGTCCCTCAGCTCCCGTCTGGCTGAGATTGAGTCTGGCCCAGTCTTCTCTGCTGCCATGAGGTCGGATGGAGCGATCCAACCGTTCTTTGGCAGGTTGCGAGGTGGTGGGCCGATGATCCACAGGAGGATGTCTTCGGACTTCTTCGAGACGGTCAGCAGAATCAACGGACCCATCTGATGGAAAATCTGGTTCCCATAACTTGGCCTGGTGGCGGCTTGGTGGATACCTGGAGTTTCTCCGATCAGCCGGCCAATACCGCGCGCGAGTACCAGAACGTCCGCTCTATTGATCCCACCAACGGACGCCTGCGTGGCGCGCAGCGTTCCGGCCTGACCAAGTATCTGAGCAGCGCGCTGAAGGTGCAGGGAACCAAGGTCTCGGACCTGATCGGGTTCACGGTGGACAACCGCCAGGTGACCTACTCAGCGCTCTCAACGGAGACAGTGACGTGGGATGAGAGTTCTCCGTCTGGCGGTGCGGTGCAGAACCTCAAGGCAGATAGGCAAGGGAACGTCTATGCCATCGATGGCAATGCCGGGCTGGTGAAGTACAGCGCAGACGGTCGCCTAGTCTGGCAGCTCGCATTGCCAGTAGCTGATACGCAGCACGTCATCCGAGCCCTGGCAATCGACGACTTCGACAACATCTACGTCGGCGTGTCTGCCGGCTCAATGGGGAGCACGGCCACTGGGAACCAAGACACAGCGCGCCTTTGGTGCTATCGTCAGGTGGTAGACCAAGCGCCTGAGCAGGTGTGGCAGCTAGAGCCGAAGGCGTACACAGAGGACATGCTTGTCAGGGACGGCAAGCTTTACACGGTCCAGAACAACGTAGACAGGAGGAAGAGCCACGTCCGAATCTATGACTTCGTCTCAACGGTCGCAGTTGCGCTAGTAAAGGAGTGGCGCATCCCACATCCAGCGAACTCGATCGCCGTCAAGAAGGACGGGTCGGTGATCGTGGCGTGCGAACCTTCTCCGGACGTTGGTGGTGGCTTGCACTGGAGAGAGGCCGATCCCAAGTTTCCGGAGATGGCTCCCGATTCGGTGGATTGGACACCAACCCAGCTCCCCAATTCCGCCAAGCGTATCTGGAGTTGGTACATGGGGGACTCGATCGACCAGTCCGATTGCGTGTCCGACATCGAGGACGGCGTAGAGCTCGCCCGCTGGAGAGACAGTAGTAGGAACAACCGCCACTTCTATTCAATTTTCGACGAGAGACCTGGGAACCTTCCGGACGGTGGCCCCAAGCTAGCCATGGACGGGTTCTTGGAGCACAAGGGCGTGCGCTTCGACGTTACCGGAACTGCGGGTCCACTCCAGGCGATGAAGACGGGCCCTAACGCGACAACGTCCAAGGCGTTCGCAGATAGCCAGCGAACCATGATCCCGGGCTATGAGGGCGCGCAGTTTGGGCTCTATGTCGTCTGCCGACCATCAGCTAGCACGAATGCCCTTCTTGGGATAAGCAACACCATTGATTCGACGCAGAAGTGGATCTTTGGCCAAGATAGGGCCGGGATAGTCTTCCTCGCCCTTGGCGCGCATGTGCTGTACGCAAATGCGAGCTCTGCAAATGGCGCAAATAGTCCTCCGACGCTGCAAGCCGGCAGTATTTTTTGGTATACGTCTATAGAGGGAATGTCTGGCGGAAACGGCACCGGACTCGGTTCAGCTCTGACTGTAAGGGATGGATCTTTTTCCACTAGGCAAAATGCCTCTACAGAGAACCAGGGCTTTTTGACAATCACCACCCAGGTGTGGGACGGGGCTTTGTCTGGAGATACCCAGCAAAGCCTCTTCCAGGTCAATGGAGCGCCCGTTGACCTGTTTGCCAGCGGCAGAAGTATAAGTTCCCGTCCAACATATCTCGGGATATATCGATATGTTCCAAGCGGAACGCTCCTACCGGGTGGTGGCGTATCCCCATTCTTGGGGAACATCCTGGAGATTTTCTGCTTAGATCGGCAGAGCAGATCGAACGAAGCGCTCAACGTATTTGCCTCATGGGATTCGCTCCAATTCGACTCGCCCGCAGCCAGCCAGACGATCAACGAGAACACGGCCATTGTCGGCTACCTTGCCCACAAGTATGGAGGACAGAAGAGCCTCCCGTTCTCGAACGCAGCCGTAAATAACTACCCGCACCCGTTCGGGATCACGGGCACAGGGCAGGACCGCCTCAGTGGTCCTCCGCGCCTGAACGCTTCCGGAGTGATCGAGGTCGGCGCGGCCCAGGCCCTTGCCAACAAGCGCTGGGGTTGTGTGGTGAAATACACGGCTGAC